GTATCTGCAGTTGTAATATCAAGATCCTGGACACGGTTACCACTTGCCAATGGCAGCTGACACAGTGGGTTCAGGGCCGTTGCAATATAACCCATCTGCTGGTCAACTGGTGCTGATCCGGTAGAGAGTTGTGTAAATGATGTCCTACTCATGTTGCCAAATTCCAAAGAGTATTGTAATTGCTAACATCAGTCACAGTAGTTGGTTCACCAAGATCCCGCATCTCTGAAACTGCTATTATCCTGTCCATCACTTGCTGTTTTATTGCAAATAATGCAGACACATCGGCCTCCTCTTTGATTAAACCTGAGATGGCTGAACCAACAATACAGTATTCATCCCACCCACTGTAGAAGTCATATCTGGATTCAATCTTTCCAAATACAGTTGGATCTGCAAGACCTGCAGAATTAAGGTCAGTATTAACAGTGGCTGCACCAACTGCAGTTACTGTCTGTATTACGTTATAATCAACTGCCAGGAAGTTCACACCATCCAATAAATCACCTACCAGGAATGAGTGTGTACCAACCGTCCATTGGGTGGTTGTTCCACGTCCAATTGCAGTAGTTGTGTATTCAAAGAATTTCCTGGGAGTTGGAATATAAAACATCGTGATAGTGTTAGATGTGCTTGGTGCTGGGTTAAGAATAATTTTGTCACCCTGTATGTGGTAGCGCATATCGGCAGCTGTTGCAAATAAACCCCCGATATTGCGCTCACTAAAGTTGTACCTGCGAAGGGGGATCTTATTCGATCCGATGTTCAGATCCACCCCACGCGATTTATAGAAGTCTGTTGGAAGGCTATAAGATTGTGTGCCACTGACCAGAGTTATGGTACTTGAGTTCAGAAAATAATCTTCGGAATTTGCGTTTGTAACTATCAAATCGTAAAGTTCCGCGTATGATCTGTTCAACATCCTTCGCCACTCATCATCTGTGATGAATTGCGAGTTTTCCATGTCAGCGCGCTGCCTTGTCAAAAGTCGCAACGTACTCAAACTTACTACATCTGCCATATCTTATCCGTGTTAATAGCTGTTGTAGATTCCGTGAATGGCATCAAGAACTGCCTCAGAGTCTCCACCTTTTACGGCAGAGATAAGCTCTTCGGCCATCTCATGCTGTTCATCAGAATATCCTTCCATTTCTTCATCTTCATCTTCGTCTTCATAATCCATTGCATCCATTTCATCTTCGTCAGAGCGTTTCTTCTTACCCTTTCCAAGAATCATGATCGCGCTTTCTTTTGGAAACATAAGACCTCCTATTTAGTGAGATCAGTGTTCCGCAAAAACAAGCAGAAATGAATACGGTTGGCTGCATTTGCTGCAATATCTGCAGCACTGGCAGTCGTTATGACATTGATAACCAATGTTTTTGCTGATGCAACATCAATTGCGCCAAACTGGACTTTTGTATCTGCAACTGCGCTCAGTGCAACTGAACATTGTGCAGATAAAACGGCTGGATACTTGTCTCCCAAGGTAACTGTGAATATTCCCACACCACCTCTAGCGACTGTCCATCCTGTCCCAGTATTGCTGTCATTATCGACTGCACTACTGCCGTTTGGTTTAAATGATCCGCAGACAATCTTAACATTTGGATTAAGTGCCTGAACACCAAAGAATATTTTTTCTGCCATTTTGTCCTCCTTTCGATTATGGAAGAGTTATGACACAATTATATCCAGGGGCCGAACAGCCAAGCTGGCTATATGAATGGACCCTTACTTCTACGCCATCGTCTGCTGCTTGCCTGAGAACACGATTGCCATCCAACTCAGTAAGCTGAACTGCATCACCAATGCTCATCAAAGACCATGTTTTCAGCGACAATAAAAATGCCGAAGAAACTGGACAGTCCTTATCTGGAACAATCGAAACAACACCGTGCGGAGCATAAAATTCCAGACTTCGATAACCGGAAACAGAATCACTCTGCTTAACCTCACGTTGGACCTGGGCCGTTAAAGCTTTTTCGATATTGACGAAATCAGCGAAAGATACAAAACAATAATCTGGTCTTCCTCCTTCGCGTGCTGTCACTTAACCTTCGCTTAGATTCGTTACTTTCTAAACCGCCTTTCGGCTGCTACAGGTTCAACCCTGCAGAAGAGACTATTTCACCATCCCAGAGGGATGCAATGCGCTTCGCTCCACTTGGAGCTACTTCCTTGCGGAATAGTCGTTGAACGTTCCTCCCTTGGAGGCTTCGCTGCAGATTGCCCGGTCTGGGTTTCCCTGCAATTCACATTGTTTGCAATACCTTCAATAAGTGCTTCGATAATAGTTCCGCTGGAACCATCATAGCGTTGACCGGCCAACCTGGTTGGATCGTCTGAACGATCTTCACCAAAGAAACTGTCACCAGAAGTTGGAGCCGTTGCCGGAATCCATCCTTCCAGACCAGTAATCATGCCGTCATAATCGCCTGCAACATAAACAAAGTCATTCTGCGCAATTGCAGAAATACCGGCACTTAAATTTCCGGTCATTGTGACCTGCATTGTTGTGGCAGTACGATTGACTTTTGACACAGTAAGTGTGCCTGAACGTACCGCGGAGCCGGTCTTGGTGGCTGCAACTGCAAGCACCTGTCCGACTTCAAAGTTCAGAACATCATTATCGGTCACAAGGTCAAGTGTTGTAACTCCAAATGAAGAGTTATTCACTTTGCCAATTGCGCCTGTTCCATCCCTGAATAGAGATGTTGAAATTGAATCACCAACACTTCTGAGTACACCATCGATCTC